TATACACAATGGGATCGTTGGGTAAAAGTAGATGTTCAAATACCATTACCTAGTTGCTTAGATAATATTAAAAATAAATACAGTAAGATAAACGCAGAGTACATAGGCGGGAATCTAATAGAAATACATCTAAGACATAATCCAGATTTCCCTGAAGGTCAATACGAGTACATACCTGTATGGCAGGGACAAGACCAAAAACCCCCAGATGGATACAAATATGTAGTAGATCCGGATATTCATGGACGCACAGGAGCGTTTGTAAAATAAATACACATACATAAAACAAGGATTTGTAAAATGGCAGTAGAAGATTTTGAATTTGAATTCACAGAAGACATGGTTATTGAGATGCTTCGTGGCAATGACGAAGCTGAAGATTGGTATGACGCAATGTGTGAAATCCTTCCTCTATGGGAAGTAGATACACCAGCACGAGTAGCAATGTTTATCGCACAGTGCGGACATGAAAGTAATAACTTTAGAGTGTTGAGTGAGAACCTCAACTATAGCGCCAAAGCACTAGATGCTATTTTTGGCAAGTATTTTAAGAGAGCAGGTAGAGATGCGGAACCTTATCACAGAAAGCCTAGAAAAATTGCGAATGTTATTTACGCAAATAGAATGGACAACGGCGATACCGATTCCGGAGATGGTTGGAGATTCAGGGGCGGTGGCATTCTACAACTTACAGGCAGATACAATTATACAAAATTCGGAGAAGACGTCGATATGTCACCAGAAGCGGCAGTCGAGTACGTCAGAACAAAAAAAGGCGCCTTAGACTCAGCATGTTGGTTCTGGGACACAAACGGCCTAAACAAGTATTGTGACAGTCGTGATGTTAAAGGTGCTACTAAACGTATTAACGGCGGCTACATTGGACTAGAAGATCGTAAGAAGCATTATGAACATGCTATGGAAGTTCTAGGCGGACACTGGGAACCAGCACAAATGGTATACGAAACTATTCGTGTAGGCTCACGTGGACCAACAGTACGTGCTGTACAAGAAGAATTAGAAATCGGGGCTGATGGTGTTTTTGGTAGAGGTACTGAAGCACACATTAAGCACTGGCAAGAAGAGAACGGACTTACGCCAGACGGTGTTATGGGGCCTGTTAGTTTAGCAATGATGTTTGGAGAATAGTATGTCGCAAGAAGTAGACGATAAAGGTAAAATGGAAATACAACTACGTGTATTAGGTAACGAATTAGTTGCTATAAAGATGTCAGTTGATGATTTTAAAATGAAATGGTTACTAATTGGAGTAATTAGTATTGTAGCATTAGGATGGGCGGCGGGCAGCTTTGGTCCAGAACTAGTAAACATGTTTGGAGAGTAACATGGACATAGCTCATTATTTAAAAGTATACAAAAAGCATGAAGCAGAACATACTAGTACTAATGAGCGCAACAACTATTGGAGGAGATATAACGATGAGTTGGTTAAAGAACAGACTAAAAGAGAGAACGACACTTGATGGTGTTGTACTAGTAGCTTCAGGTGTAGCAATGATATTGGTACCTGTAAACTTAATTGCGTATGCTATGATTGCGTATGGCGGTTGGACTATTTGGAAATCTGAATAGTATGTGGGATATGATAAGCGACATGGCTACCAATAGACTGTGGATATACACAAGTATTGGTGGTAGTATTATAGGTGCAGTTAGTTTAGCATACTTGAGCACTACTAGAGCTGGGCTTTGGTTTTATTCCAAAGTAGATAACAGCATGGACTTCCTTGTAGAACGTTATGGATGGACTTGGTTAGAACAACCAGAAGACGCATGGCGTAAAAAGTATCCAAAAATAACAGCAAAGATAGATGCAATAGAAGCAAGACTAAAAGAGTTGGAAAAATAATGTACAGTAAACAATGTAAGGCCCACTTAGATAAAGTAGGCGAAACTGGACTACAACACATGGGACATGCCTTAAAAGCCGCTGTTAAATTACAGCTCTTGGTGCCAGCACTGATTATTCACAGTATTGCTCCAAGATGCTTTACTCATACCGCAAGTAATGTTATGAATGATATACTAAACACTCGTAAAAAGACTTGACAACCTAGCAAATCTAACATATAGTAGTAGGATAACAAGCTAAAGGAGATGAATATGTCACGAGCATTTAGTGATAGTGAGATTAACAAACTTAAACAAATTATTAACGAAGGTATCCAAGTAACATCAGAAGTGGAAACACTTAAAGGTGGACTGAAAGATACAGTAAGCGCAGTTGCTGAAGAGCTAGATATGAAGCCAGCAACTATTAACAAAGCAATACGTATTGCTTATAAACAAGAGTTCGCAAAAGTATCAGACGATTTCAGCGAATTAGAAGAATTATTGGCGGCTGTCGGCAAAGGACATTAATGTGCTAGACTTAAAAGTTATTGAAGTCCAACACTATACAGATAAACTTTTTAGAATTAGAACAGAGCGACCTCGCAGTTATAGATTTACTGCGGGGGAGTTCGTTATGATTGGTTTAGAGGATGCTCCAAGTAGAGCGTATAGTATTACCAGTGGTCCATATGACGACTACATAGAATTTTACAGTATTAAAGTACAAGACGGACCGCTTACTAGTAAACTACAACACATTGTAGTAGGCGATACTATTCTTGTAGGTGAGAAGCCAACAGGTACACTTATACTTGCTAACTTAGAACTAGGCGGACATCTAGTAATGATGGCAAGTGGTACTGGTATTGCTCCGTTTATTAGTTTACTACGTGAACCAGAAACATATGATCTATTTGAGAACATTACAGTAACATGGACTACTAGGCTACATGCTGAACAGGACTGTTACCGAGACTTCTTGAATGAGATGCCCATTGAATACATCAGCACAGTTACACAAGAGCCTGCTGAACTACAAGGACGTATTCAAGTGTTCATGGCAGACGGTACTGTAAAGATTGACAACCCCGCAGAACAGCGTATAATGTTATGTGGAAGTGTAGCATTTAACAATGATTTAAAAGAACACTTTAACAGCCTCGGATTTAACGAAGGCAACAAACGTACACAAGGAACGTTTGTACAAGAAAGGGCATTTGTCGGCTAATGTATGTAGACGCTTACTTCGATCAAAACAAAGATATTATCCACGTTACTGAACGTGATGAAAAAGGGCGGCGGGTATTCCGTGAGTATCCTGCTAGCTATGGCTTTTATTACAAGGATCAGCGTGGAAAGTACGACAGTATCTTTGGCGATAAACTATCACGTTATGCTACAACTAATGGCAGAGCGTTTAAAAAAGAAAAGAAGATGTATGGCGGACAAAAACTTTTTGAAAGTGATGTTAACCGCACGTTTAAGTGTTTAGCAGACAACTACTTGGGTAAAGATACTCCTAACTTAAACTTAGCCTTTTTTGATATTGAGGTTGACTTTGATAAAGACGTAGGATTTGCTCCGCCTGAAGATCCGTTTAACGCTATTACAGCAATCGCAGTTCATCTTAGTTGGCTTAAAACTACAGTATGTTTAGTGTGTAAACCAGACACACTTAGCCGTGAAGATGCAGCAGAGATATGTAGTCGCTTTCCAGACACTATGTTAATGGATACAGAGGAAGAACTACTAAAAACTTTCCTTGAATTAATTGATGATGCGGATGTAATGAGTGGATGGAACAGCGAAGGCTTCGACATTCCATACACAGTAAACCGTATTTCTAGAACAATTGGTAAAGAGTATACTAAAAAGTTTTGCTTGTGGGATCAATATCCTAAACGCAGAGAGTTTGAGCGTTATGGAAAGTCACAAGAGACGTTTGATACTATTGGACGTTTGCACTTAGACTATTTGCAACTGTATCAAAAATACACATATCACGAAATGCACAGCTACAGTTTGGATGCTATTGCAGAGTATGAACTAGGCGAAAAGAAAGTTGAATACAAAGGCACACTTGACCAGTTATACAACAACGACTTCTATACGTTTATTGACTACAACAGACAAGACGTTGAGCTACTAGTTAAACTAGATGCCAAGCTACAGTTTATTGACTTAGCAAATGTTATTGCGCACGATAATACAGTTCTTATTCAGACAACAATGGGTGCTGTTGCGGTTACTGACCAAGCTATTATTAATGAAGCACATCATCGTGGACTAATTGTTCCTGACAAAGTACGTGATAAAGTACAAAAGCATTATCCACAATCAACACAAGCCGCAGGTGCGTATGTTGCTACTCCTGTACGTGGTAGGCACGAGTGGATTGGCAGTATGGACTTAAACAGTCTGTATCCTAGTATCCTACGTAGCCTTAACTTGAGTACAGAAACTATTGTAGGGCAGGTTAGACACACATTAACTGTGCCACTACTACAGGAATATAAATGGGAAGCCGCAAGAGCGTGGGAGGGCAAGTTTGCTTGTCCAGAGTATGAGCTTGTAATGGCAAAGGATACTGAAACGCAACTGTGGATTGACTTTGAAAACGGCGAAGAGCTAATGGCAACTGGTGCTGAAATATATAGCATTGTCTTTGAAAGCGATCAGCCTTGGGTTATTAGTAGTAATGCTACTATTATTAGACAAGACAAAAAAGGTATTATTCCTGGATTGCTAGAGCGTTGGTATGCTGAACGTAAAGTTATGCAGAAAGAAGCTAGAGCTGTACAAGGTAAAGATGATGCCAAGTTTGGATACTGGGACAAGCGACAACTAGTTAAAAAGATTAACTTGAACAGTTTGTATGGTGCGTTACTTAATCAAGGATCACGTTTTAATGATCCACGCATGGGACAATCAACAACATTAACAGGACGTACTATTGCTAGACATATGGGTGCTAGTGTTAATGAACTGTTTACTGGAGAATACAATCACGTAGGCGATACAATTGTGTATGGCGACACGGATAGTATCTACTTTAGTGCGTACCCTATCTTTAAAGACAAGATTGAAAGCGGAGAGTTTGAGTGGAATAAAGACAAGGTTACTGAACTTTATGACACTGTATGCGATCAAGCAAACACAACGTTTCCTGGATATATGGCACAAGCACATAATGTACTTGACCAAAAGCAAGGTGAGATTATTGCCGCCGCTCGTGAAATGGTTGCCTTGTCTGGTATCTTTATTAAAAAGAAGCGTTATGCTATCCTAGTATATGATAACGAAGGCTATAGAGAAGACAAAGACGACAAGCCAGGTAAGATTAAAGCAATGGGCTTGGACTTAAAGCGTAGTGACACACCAGCATTTATGCAAGACTTTCTCAGTGAACTACTGCTTAAAACGCTAACAGGTACAACTGATGATGATTTGATTGCTCGCATTATTGAGTTCCGTCAAGAGTTTAGACAAAAAGATCCGTGGGAGATTGGCACACCAAAGCGTGTTAACAAGCTAACACATTATACAGGGTTAGAATGGGATAAGAAAGGCGTGTACACTGGTAAAGCAAACATGCCTGGACACGTAAGAGCCGCAATCAACTACAATAGACTCAAGGGTATTAACAACGATAAATACAGTCCAGACATTGTTGATGGTATGAAAACTATTGTCTGTAAACTGAAACCGAATCCAATGGGATTCACTAGCATAGGATATCCTACAGATTCAATAATCCCTCCAGACTGGTTCAAAGAACTACCGTTTGATGTAGATCTTATGGAGGAAACAATCATTACTAAAAAGATTGATAACTTACTTGGTGTACTACCAATTGACTTATCAAAAGCAGAGGACAAGACTACATTTGAGAGTCTGTTTGATTTTGGATGAAAACAAGTTTAGATTTACATGGAAAACATATACATGAAGCGTGGAAAAGTGTTGACAGATTCATAGGTGAGTGTTATTATAGTAATATTAAACGTTGTGAAATCATATGTGGCCAAGGCTTAATTCGTAATGAAATAGAAACTTGGTTAAATCTAAATATACATGTGCGAGAATATAGATTTAATGTCCGCACACAAGGCAGTTATAACGTAATACTAAAGAAAAGGAAAACAGTATGAGAGACTATCTTCTCGACATCGTAAAGCATACCCGTAATGTGGGTAACATTGACGCAGTAAAGGTTACTAACGGAAGTGTTATTGAAGCTAAAGATGACGACAACAAAGTAATTGTAAAGGCAACTTACAAAACACCACGCAGCGAATTGGCTGGGGTAATTGGATTGCCAAACTTGGATAAACTAAACGTTATCCTTAACATTTCTGAATATACTGAGAACGCAAATATCAGTGTTGAAATGCGTGAACGTAATGGTGAAGAAGTACCATTTACTATGAAGTTTGTAAACGCAGGTGGTGATTTTAAAAATGACTTCCGCTTTATGAGCAAAGAACTTATTACACAGCGTATTCCAGAAGTACGTTTTAAAGGTGCTAATTGGGATGTAGAAGTTGCTCCACATAGTGCTAGTGTAGCACGATTTAAGATGCAAGCACAAGCAAACAGTGAAGAGAATGTCTTCATTGCGAAAACAGATGGTGATTCACTAAAGTTTTATTTTGGTGATGACAGTGGACACACTGGTAACTTTACATTTGAAGCTAGTGTATCTGGTGAGCTTAAACAAAGCTGGAAATATCCAGTTGCTGAAGTACAAAGTGTACTAAATCTTAATGGTGATATCACTATGCGATTTAGTGATGCTGGTGCGTTAAAGATTGATGTAGACAACGGCATGGCTGTGTACGAATACATCTTCCCGGCGCAAAGCTAATGCGAGTTGGGTTTACGTGTAGTGTATTTGATTTGCTTCATGCTGGTCATATTGCTATGTTACGTGAAGCTAAAGAGCATTGTGAATATCTAATAGTTGGGTTACAAACTGACCCAACTATTGATAGACCGGACGAAAAGAATCGTCCAGTACAAAGTTTAGTTGAAAGACATTTACAACTAAGCGCAGTCAAGTATGTAGATGAAATTATCACATATCAGACTGAACAAGATTTGATTGATATTCTAAATATGTATAATATAAATGTACGCATGTTAGGTGATGAATATCGAGAAAAGGATTTCACTGGCAAGGAAACTTGTCGCAAACGAGGTATTGAACTTCACTTCAACAGAAGAGACCATAGGTTTAGTACAAGTGATTTAAGGGAAAGGGTTGAAAATGCCCCCAAACATCGAACAACGGTTAAAAAGTTTAGAAAGTAAGCATAAAGCTCTTGACAAACAGATAGAACAGTTGTATAAACATACTAGTGCTGAACTTAGTATTAAAAAACTTAAGAAAGAAAAACTGCTCCTAAAACAGGAGATAGTAAAACTAACTAACCAATTAGGAGAACATAATGGTTAAGAAGATCCGTGTAATTGAAGACTCAACAGTAGCACCTGATGAAATATCTGACGCTGCGTTCCGAACACAAGTAATGGAACTTGCGAAAGCTGTAGATTGGAAACTTTGGGAGTTGTTGCAAACTATTCAACGCCTTGAGAAGAAAATCGACGTTTCAGATAATGACTAACCGTGAAGGTTATTATGATTATATGCTTAGGCGTATGAGAGAAGAGGATACTAAGATGAAGAAGTCAAGCACAAATATTTGGGTAACATTCCGCAAGGAAGGTTTACACAAGTACCCAGCAGCACTAGATGACCCTAAGTTGGCAACTGGTGATGAACAAGATGTAAGTTTCCTAGGATACATACATCGACATATTTTCCACTTTAAGGTAGAACTTGAAGTATTCCATGACGATCGAGACGTTGAATTTATCCAATTCAAGAGATGGTTGGAAAGCCTCTACGCAGACGGAACTCTGCAACTCGATTTTAAATCCTGTGAGATGATTTGTGATGATCTTGCAGATACAATTAACACAAAATATCCCAACCGCAAAATGACAATCACTATTAGTGAGGATGGGGAAAATGGAGCAACGTGTAGCTATGCATAGTTTAGGTACTAATATCCGTGAACTTCGCCAAGGGCGAGTAAGCGTTAACGACATCAAATGGGATCTTATTAAGATTATCGAACCATATGATGGTATTCTTGCAACCAATGACGGAAGTGAACGAACTGTTCGCCGTCTATTCACTACATACCTAAGTGATCTTAGATACGTGGGTCTAATTAATGACTTTAACATCTTTAGTAATATCCGTGATAACGCTATTACATATGATGTAAGCGTAAAAATGTCACAAGATCGCAGTGATAAGAAACTAAAGATTCATGTAGGTGTGTATCAGAAACGAGCGGCATAGTATGACAGCAACTCGTGTAAACTTAACAGAACGTAACAAAGACTACGCAGTATTTTTGCCTAGTATTAGTACGTTCTATAATAACTTTATCGCAAAGCAACGTGCTTCTGGCAATCATATTTTGCCAGAACGTATGCCAGCAGGTTTTGAAACTGGCATGGAAGGCATGAACTTTCTTAATGAGAAGGATGCTTACTATAGTTATAAGTGGGGGTTATACTCCGCAGGTCATGCTCAACTTAATCTAGATAAAGCTAATGAATCAGACGCAATGGTACAAGGCCGTGATCGTGACAAAACGTTTATGCTTTGTGACAGTGGCGGCTTTCAGATTATTAAAGGTGTTATCCAGTGTGATTGGGATAACTTTAAAACTGATGACAGTTTACGTCAGAAGATCTTAAACTGGTTGGAACACACAGGTGATTACAGTATGATCCTGGATATTCCAACACTAGCGGCGGATCCTACATTTACAGAACGAACAGGTATTTCATCATTCAACGAATGTTTGGACTACACTGACTTTAATGTAAACTGGTTTAAAAAGAACCGCAAATACCAAACAAAGTATCTTAATGTTATGCAAGGGCGCAACTGGGCTGAAGCAGAACACTGGTATGAGAAAATGAAACATCATGATCTCGAAGGCTTTGCGTTTGGTGGTAGTGCTAAGAACGACATCAACATTGTACTACGTACACTTATTAAGATGCGTGATGATCAGCAACTAGAGCGTGGCAAACGTGATGTGCTACACTACTTGGGCATTGGTAGACTAGAATGGGCAGCGGCTTATACAGCAATCCAACGTAGTTTACGTGAGCATGTTAACGAAGATATTAATGTTATGTTTGACTGTGCGAGTCCTTTCTTGGCAACAGCAAATGGTACAATGTATACACAGCACGTTCATAAGTCAGATCGCTTTGGTTATGTTATGGATAAAGCAATGGACAGTAAAGCACTAAGTGGAAGTAAACAAGCATTTCCGTTTGGTAGTCCAATTGGCGAACGTCTTAACTTGGGTGACATTTGTCACTACTCGCCTGGTATGCTTAATAAAGTAGGCAAAGAAGGCAAAACAAGTTGGGATAGTTTTAGTTATATGCTACTAATGTCACACAATGTATACAGTCATATTGAAAGTGTACAACGTGCTAATGCGTTAACTGACATGGTAAACGCAACAGTAAGTACAGACTACAGAAAATGGCGTAAACTTAAACCTAACAGTAAAGATGAAGTGTTTAGTCCATATGTTCCACGTAACATTGTGTACATGACACAGTTTATTGATCAACTGTTCCGCAGTGAGAAACCTATGACAATGCTAGACGAAGCGGCAGGTATGTTAGCTAACTTTAGTGGACAAAAACTACAAACATCAAGTGCTGGTAGTTTTAGTAACTTGTTTGAAGTTGAAGGTGCTGTTTCAGAAGAATCCAATGAGATGTCAGCTGAACAAGAAGCTGACGCAATTGACTTTTTAGAATCAATGGAGAGTACTGTATGAAAATTGTAGTTGTATCTGGTGGATTTGATCCATTACATAGTGGACATATTGCGTACTTTAAGTCAGCTAGAAAACTTGGAGACAAACTTGTAGTTGCTGTGAATTCAGATGATTGGCTTACCCGTAAAAAGGGTAGGCCATTTATGCCTTTTCATGAACGTTGTAATATTATTGAAGAGCTAGGGTGTGTTGATCAAGTTATTGGATTTAATGACGAAGACGACACAGCATGTAACGCAATATTTCAAATGTTATCTACTAAAACAAGAAGTGATACTGTAATCTTTGCCAATGGTGGAGATCGCACTTCAGATAATATTCCAGAAATGATTTATGACGAAGTACAATTTGAATTTGGAGTTGGTGGAGAAGACAAAAAGAATAGTAGTAGTTGGATACTTAAAGAGTGGAGTCAGCCTACAACACAACGTGCTTGGGGTAGTTACACAGTGTTACATAATGGTCCAGGTTGGGCAGTTAAAGAGCTAGCATTTGGTACTGAAACTCCACTAAGTGATCAACGACACTTTATTCGTAGTGAACACTGGCATGTAGTTGAAGGCGATATTCGTATGGATTTAGAGTTTGACAATGGCGACAAATCAAGTATACTATATACATCAGGACAAAGTATCGATATTCCTGTACACACTTGGCACAAAGCAACAAACGTCGGCACCACAACAGCAAAAGTAATTGAAGTGTGGATGGGCGATGAACTTAGTGAAGATGACATTGAAAGAAGAGATTAATGAAAACAATTTATATTATACCGATAGAACCGATTGACCAACGTTATTCTAAGCAATGGTATGATAACATTCCACTTATACTACAAAAAGAGATAGCTGAACGTAATTTAGATTATCATGTAGTAACAATTGATGGCGAGGACTTTAAACCTGATGTGAGAACAGAAGGTGCTTTCCTTGACTTTGGTGCTACTAATGTATATAAGTCAACACAGACTACAGCGGTAAGTAAACTGTTTAGTAACGGTAAAGTTAAGGCAGGCGATAAGTTTCTGATAACTGATGCTTGGAACTTTATCATTACACCTATCAAATACATGAGTGACTTACTGGACATTCCAGTAGAGATACATAGTATTTGGCATGCTGGAGCATATGATCCAAGTGACATACTTGGGTATAAGATGCAACCAGACTGGCCCAATCATGTTGAGAAGAGCTGGTATCATAGTAGTGATTATAATTACTATGCTACAAACTTTCACAAGGACATGTTTTTACGTAACTTAAATATTCCACAAGGTAATTATAATAAAGCTATACGCAGTGGGCAACCACACGAGCTTATTGTTGATAACTTAACACAATATCAAACTACACCTAAAACAAATACAGTTATGTGGCCACATCGCTATAATGATGACAAGCAACCAGAAATTGCTGAAGACTTGTCTAACGACTTTAGAATGGTCATTACACAAAAAATGAACCTTGACAAAGCTGAATATTATGCTAAGATGGGAGGGTGTAAGGCAATTTTTAGTTGTGCGTTACATGAAAACCTAGGCATTAGTGTAATGGAAGCAGTACTAACAGGTGCTATTCCAATCGTGCCGGATCGCTGTAGTTACAGCGAAATGTATCTGCCAGAGTTTAAGTATCCAAGTGAATGGACTAAAGACTATGTAGCATACGTGGAAAATAGACCACAGCTAACAGCCTTTATTCAAGAGAAACTAGACAACTTTGATCAGTATACAAACAAACTAGAAGAACAACGTAACATTCTTATTAAAGATTATCTAAATAGTAGTGTTATGATAGACAACATACTACAATAAACGAAAAGGAACATAGTATATGAACAAGACTTCCGATTTAGTAATTAACAGACTAAAAAAAGACGACAAACGTTATTGGGCAGGCGATAACATTAGTGACTACATCAAAGACGGTGAAAAGGATCTATTGATTGACGAAGCTGCTGTAGCGTTTGAAAGTGTATTAGATACACTTGTAATTGATCGTCATAATGATCCCAATTCAAAAGGTACAGCAAAGCGTTTAGCTAAAATGTATTATAATGAAATAATGGCGGGTCGTTACGAACCTATGCCACCAGCAACAGCCTTTCCAAACGATTCAGCGGATCGATATGAAGGAATGTTGGTAGTACGTAGTGAGCTTAAAAGTATGTGTTCACACCATCATCAGCCAGTGGCAGGTGTAGCGTACATAGGTATTATTGCTGCAGACACACTTATTGGTTTAAGCAAGTACACACGTATTGCTCAATGGTGTGCTAGACGTGGAACACTACAAGAAGAACTAGCTACTGATATTGCTAGGGAAATCATGTCAGCAACTGGTAGTACAGACGTTGGTGTCTATATCCAAGCAACACATGGTTGTTGTGAGAATAGAGGAATAGGCGCACACAGTAGTTTAACACAAACAACTGTACTTAAAGGTAGCTTCCATAATGACCAAGGAACTAAAAAAGAGTTCATGGACAATATTAAACTACAGCAATCATTTGCTCAAGGCAAATAATGAAAACTCCAAAATATAAAAACTTTGGGTCTGAATTGAGTATCCCTGTCAGTGGTTTATCTGACAGGGAGAATCACAAATCAGGATCTGGGGGTGCGCTAAATGCTGGTTATACACCAATTGATGCCCTCGCAGAATTATGTAACAAATTAGGTCACTATGGTCTAAAATATAAAACAGATTTTTACTGGGAAGACTTCCAGTATGGTTCGCAAGGTGGACAAACAATTAGGTTGACATTCCGTTCAAAGGATGTTATGTTAACGGCAAAGATAGGATTAATAAATGATTAAAAAACATTATTACAGTTGGACTGACATTGAACGCATGTGTGTTAGTATTGTTAATCAAATGTACAAGGACAACTGGCGTCCTGATTACATTGTAGGACTTACTCGTGGAGGGAATGTACCTGCTACTATTATTAGTAACATGACAGGCATTCGTTGCGAAGCACTTAAAGTAAGTTTACGTGATGATGACAGTGAAAGCGAAAGTAACTGTTGGATGGCAGAAGATGCTTACGATGGAAAAAACATTCTTATTGTAGACGACATTAACGATACTGGTGCTACATTTAATTGGATTATAGATGATTGGCAAGCAGGATGTTTTCCAAATGATGTCGCTGGTTGGAAATCAGCGTGGGGTCAAAATGTAAGATTTGCTACACTAACAGACAACTTAGCAAGTGAATTTAAAGGGCAGTGTGCGTACACTTGTCATGAAATTAATAAAGCAGAAGAGGATGTGTGGTTAGTTTATCCTTGGGAAAATGTAGGAGAATACTAATGGGTAAAGCAGAAAAAACAGAAGAAGACGCAAGATTAGTTAAAGAGTTTTTAGCTAAAAAAGGTAACAAGATAACTGTGTTACCAGCACACGCAAGAACAGATCCAGATGATATAGTGTATACTTTTAAAGTAGGCAAGCGTGGAAGACCAGCTGCTAAGCCGCCAGCAAAAGACAAATAACATGGCGTTTGAATGGAATAAAATACACAAGTATGAAGATAACTTTGAACGTGAAATTATTGAATCAGTAGATGAATATGTTTTCGAATACTATGGTGTAGAAGAACTAGAAGAACTTACTGACAATCAAGTTTCTGAAATTGAAACATTTGCATCAGAACTAAATGAATACAGTGTTATGCAAATAGGTATAAACAACCTAATGATGCGATATGAAGATGTAAAATACGATCGGGAGAATAATAATGACTAAGAAATATTTTTTACGTGGTAGCAATTATGGCGGCGAAATGACCATTGGCACAGTGACCCCAGAGTTTGTTACTTACTGGCATGAACGTGATCAAGATGAATTACTTGATCATCTTATGGCACTTGAATCTGGAGAAGATGCTGGAGAAGAAGAAGGATTTGATCCTGATAGTCCTGACATTTTACCAGAAGGCGAATACTATAATAGTTGGTATGATATTGAAGATATCCATCACCAAACTGCTTCAAATGGAACAGAAGTTATGGTATTTCCATGTACTACTGGAGAACATGGCGAGCCAAACTATGAGTGGGAAGACCGTATCGATATAGAGCCATATCAGTTGTATGGTAGAGAATGTTATACACAAGAAGAACCAGCAGATGGTGAAGAAGATGACAGTGTACCTGTATTAGTATTTTATAGTTCAGAAAAAGGCGACTTTGGCGGATGGACTCTTGAACTAGCTGATGATGAAGAGTTTAATAAAGACTTGATTACTGTCAGTATTGTGGAAACAGATCATGGCGAAATGATTGAACGATTATGGTATAACAAAACAGAAATTGAGAAAGAATACGATTGGTGCGATAGCCGAGGTAAAGGTTACTATGCTAGTGTATCTTGGTTCAACAAACGTTGGGAAGATCAGCCAATGGCTGAAGATAGCGACGAGTGGAAAGAAGCATGGGAATGGTACCAAGAAGAGCTAGACGAAAAAGAAGAATCAAAATAGTATACGTATAAATAATAACATGAGATATACACAGTTTAAACCAGATAACATTAATGAAGGCGGCAATAGTTCAGGAGTACGTTACAACAGTGAAGTAGGCTTACTACATACGTTTGCTGGAGCAAAAGAATTTGATCCTAATGATGTTGCTGGAAGTTTTGACTTATCAAAATTAGAAAACCCAGAAGCTGTTGTTGCTGGAATACAAAAGTTTTTAGTACCAGATTACAATGAGAAGATTTTTTCTGCTTGGAGAAATATTGGTGAACTGTATCAATCACATATGGCTAGTAAATTGTCTACTATGCCTACTCGCTTTGGTTGGGTAGGTGGTGCTAATGCTGGACCAGTTGCTGATGTAGAATTTATTGATCATGAATGTTCTGGTATTAGTGTTAAAGATGCTGGTGGTATTACACTTAAAAATCTAACTCCAAAATCACTAGGCATTGATGGCGAATACGGTATTGACGTATTTGCGTATCATGCTGAAGAAGATTATATTAAAATGAAGCAAGCAATCTTTAATGATGTTATGGATCTTGCACAGAAAAGTCCAGACACTCGCATTGCGCCAATAACAGACAAATACGCTATTACATATCTATCGCAACAAGATAAATTTTATTGCGAAGGTAAAAACAAAGTAGAACTATCACGCAACGATATTTTAAATTCAGTATCAAAGAATGCCAAATGGCAACGTGTTTTTGGAGATTGGTTCCAAGCTAATTGGTCCACTAAGAAACAGTATGCTGAACCACTATACTTAGATATTGCCAAAACTTTTGAGAAAGTTATTGAAAACTCATTACAAGACAGATCTAAATTAACAACAACACTAGCATTTGAAGACAAATCGTATTTTTATGCTACGCCTAAGAGCTTATTCTTTGTCCCAAGTGTTAATGACTTAGACGATATTTCCATTAAAAATTTAAAATATGGAGCACCAGACGGTACTTCACAAAAGTACCTTGCTGAAATTGGTATGCCAGGTAGTATAGAAAATGCCGCAATTATAATATACATTCGTTATGCTAATGGCATGTTTGAAACTAACCCAACAGTCAGAATACAGAGTTTAAGGAACCCTGAGTTTATTGGCTGGCAAAAACTAGTATAAAAATATCTTGACAATTAAAAGTTATCGTAGTATAGTGTTACTATACAAGGTGTCATAATGACTACAGGACAACAATGCTTAAACCAGTTAATGAAAATCTAGACAGTGTTACAATAACAGATGTGGAAGATCACAAACTGATTAGTAATGATGATCTAAATCGAGATCTTAAAAACTTAAAGAACTTTGATGCTGATGAGAATCGCAATAACTTTTATGGCAATCCTTTCCTATATCACTTTCAATTTAAAAACTTACTAAACTGTAAGCGTGAAAAAGGCAAAACTATTCATGAGCTGTATGCTGATAAACCAGCATGGAAAAAACTTATAGATAGCGCACGTAAGCGTAACAGAGGCGGGCGTACTGCCGCAGGTAATATTTTTGAGTGCTTTAGAATTAATCTTGGTAGTATTGTAATGTTTAAAAGTACAACAGCCAAGTATCTATACAAGAAGTATTCAGTTAAAAGTGTATTAGATCCTACAGCAGGTTGGGGTGGACGTATGCTTGGTGCTTGGGCATTAGGCATTAACTATACTGGCATTGATACAAATACTAATATGAAATCAGCATATGATCGTATGATGAAGTATCTTAGCGGCTATAGTGAATTTAATAATCCACTAATAGAAGAAGAACAATCTGGTAAATTAGAAATGATTTGGCAAAGCGCACTTGATGTAGACTTTAGTAAGTTAGAGTATGACTTTGTGTTAACAAGTCCTCCATATGTTAATCTAGAAATATATGAACACATGGAAGTATGGGATAGTGACGAAGCATTTTATAAAGGATTCTTCATTCCTATCTGGCAAAAGTGTGTTGACAATATACAAGCAGGAGGACATGTGTGCTTTAACATTAGTCCTAAAATGTATGATGATGCTGTCGCAAACGGACTGCCAGTATGTGATGATGAAGAAGACTTAAAGCAACAACTAGGCCAACAAACAGGCAAAAAGAAACAAGACAAAATATACATTTGGAAATGTTGAAAGGAATTAACTTGACAAATAGTGAACCATATCGTAAAATAGATAATAATAATTGGGTTATTACTGTACAAGAACAGGGCGAAACAAAAGAGCTGTTTGTAGAATTTCCTCCTGATGCGCTTAATCAAGTAGGATGGGATGTAGGAGATACTCTTGTATGGCAAGAACTTGACCATGGAGCATGGAGTTTAACAAAGAAGGATGAAGATGAAACTTAGATATAGTGAAGCGTTTTATAGCGTACAAGGCGAAGGTAAGTTTGTAGGAGTACCTAGTGTGTTCTTGCGTACTTTTGGTTGTAACTTTCGTTGTATGAACTTTGGCTTAAAGAACGAGCCAATGCGTGATGTAAAACAAAAAGCAGGCATTATTCATAATGCTGAAGTACAAGGATTACTTGACGCAGGTGTACATGAAACAACTAAAGAGTTTACAGACCTGCCTATTATCCACACAGGTTGCGATACATACGCAAGTATCTATCCAGAGTTTAAACACTTTAATCGACAAGCAACTGTAGATGAAGTAGTTGAACACTTACTTAGTCTATTACCCGAAGGCAAATGGACAATGGACAATGGTCAAGACGTACATTTGATTATGACAGGCGGCGAACCATTGTTAGCATGGCAACGCCTGTATGTAGAACTATTTGAGCATCCACGCATGAAAGATTTAAAAAATGTTACATTTGAAACAAACACTACACAACATCTACACGACGAGTTATTCGAATATCTCAACAATAGCGACAGAATTACAGTCACTTGGAGTTGTTCCCCAAAACTTAGTGTCAGTGGAGAACCTTGGGAAACTGCTATTAAACCTGATGTTGCTAGTGAGTACCAGTGTGTTACTGATAGCGACCTTTATCTTAAGTTTGTTGTGGCTACTGCTGACGACTTTGACGAAGTTACGAGGGCTGTGGAGGCTTACAGAAGTGCCGGGGTGGAATGTCCAGTATATCTTATGCCAATGGGCGGTCGCAGTGAAGAATATTCCCTCAACGTTAAAGACGTGGCTGAAGCGTGTATGGAAAGAGGATGGAGATTCACACCCAGACTACACATATCACTCTTCGGAAATGCCTGGGGAACTTAAACAAAACGAACAGTTACGTAGGGCAATGGAAGCACCAATTAATTATGAGAAGATACGTAAAGAACTATAATGATCGACGAGATATATAAATTCTGGAATATAACACCTGAGTATATCTTTAGTGACGAGTTTACAGGGTACGAAGACTTGTATCCTGAATTCGACAAACACACAAAAGAAACTTATGAACGTGATCCAGACGGTACCATAAATGCCGTCTTTGCTCTGTATCGTACAAGAGGTATTGTTCCTATTATATACTATACTGAGACAGGACTAAAGACTGCTATACGTGAATTCTGTAATAAGTCATACAACAATGTCCAAGGAGATAGATTAGGGTTAGGCAATAATGCTGGACAAACTATCAATCGCTTTATCTTTACAAACATGCAAACAGCAGAGCCCAAGGGTCGTGGAAGTAACAGTCTTAAAGATAGGTTTTTTGATGATGCTAAACTAAAACGTGCTATACGTATTTGTTTTGAGTTTAGAGAAGGCAACAAGTTGTGTTATCCTACAGCAATGCGCAGAAGTCTAGAGCTAGTTACTGGAGAAAATGTAACTAACTTTAAAGCACAAAACGCCAAAAGTATTGTTGAGCGTCTGTGTCCAGTTATATGGGGTAATGTATACGACTATAGTTGTGGTTATGGCGGACGTTTACTTGGTATTACTAGCAGTAACATGCGGTATAAGTATATTGGTACAGACCCAAACACAGAAACATATCAATATTTAAATTACTTAAACAGTATAATTGGCGGTAACGCAGAGATACATTGCCAAACATCACAGGACTTTCAACCAGAAGATATAGACTTAGCATTTAGTAGTCCTCCTTACTTTAACTTAGAAAAGTACAGTGATGAGCCTACACAGTGTATGGTACAATTTAATACACTGGACGAATGGTTTGATGGATATACTGTTCCTACTATGGAAAATATATACCGTGGATTAAATAATGATGGTATTTTTGCTACTAACATAGCAGATTACAAAACTACAAAAGATGAATTCAAAGTTGTAGATAGATGGATACAAACCGCAGAGAAGGTTGGGTTCAAACATACAGAAACAATTAAGATGATGCTTAACACACGGCCTGGTGTTGGCAATGATAAACTAGCAGGTCGAGAAAAGTGGGAAGGCGTATACGTCTTCACCAAATAAAAAGGTTAATAAATGAACAACTATATTTTTACAAGCGAAAGTGTAAGTGACGGTCATCCAGATAAAGTAGCAGATCAGATATCTGATGCCCTGGTGGATGCTGGACTAGCTAATGGCGACGAGACAACTCGTGTTGCTGTTGAAACACTTGTAACCACTAACCATGTAACGGTAGCGGGTGAAGTAAAGAACTTTAATGTAAACAACGTAAAAGAGATTATACGTGACAAAGTTAAAGAAATCGGATACGAACAAGATGGTTTCCATTGGGACAACTTAAACATCTATAATGAGATACACGCACAAAGTGGAGACATTGCTCTAGGCACAGACGACTTTGGAGCAGGAGATCAAGGACTAATGTTTGGCTATGCTTGTAATCATACTGATAGTATGATGCCAGCACCTATTCATTACAGTCACGAGATCTTAAAGAACTTGAAAAGCAAGCGTGGTAATATACTAGGACCAGATGCTAAGAGTCAAGTAAGTGTAGAGTACTATGGTGCTAGACGTGACGGTGTAATCAAACGCATTGATCAAGTCGTGATAAGTACTCAGCACACAGAAGGCAATGTACAAGAGGCTCGACACCTTTGTAAACTTGCCGCAATGGAAGAATTAGGAGATTTAGTCGATGAAAGAACTACATGGCATCTTAACCCTACTGGAAATTTCGTTATTGGCGGTCCTGACGGTGATGCTGGTGTTACTGGGCGAAAAATTATTGTTGATACTTATGGGGGTTTTGCTCCTCATGGTGGCGGTGCGTTTAGTGGCAAAGACCCAACAAAAGTCGACAGAAGTGCAGCCTACATGGCCAGATGGCTTGCGAAGAATGTAGTAGCAGACAGCATGGCAGACTGGTGTAATATCCAGTTATCTTATGCTATTGGTGTAAAAGAACCTACAAGCATTTATGTTGACAGTAATGGACACAATGCTAGTATTGCTAACTTTATTGAGCGTGAAATTGACTTAACCCCAAAAGGAATCATTGACAGATTTGATTTATTCAACTATACTAACTATAGCGAAAACTGCACATACGGACACTTTGGCGACAAAGATGTACCATGGGAAAGGATTGGATGGAATGCTTAATAAACTAAAAAACGTTTTTTCCAAAAGTAAAGAAGTAACAAAAGAGACTGCTATTGGTCCTTGGGTTAAAGTTATTGAAGTACATTTTGATAAAGAGAACCCAACACAAGGTTACTTTGAACTAGATTGGAACGAAGATTTTGTAGGACTGCTAGGAGAAGCTGGCTATGCTGGTGAGACACCTGAAAAAATTGTTGACTTATGGTTTAACGATTTGTGCCGCAGTGTCGCACTAGACGCTACTGGCGAAGACTAGAGCTATGACGCCAATAGAGATATTCGAATATAAAAAGAACTGGCAACGTGGAACGTGCTACAGTGTACGTCTACATTCTGATCTCAGAGATCGTGGAAAAGAATGGTGCAAGGTTCAATTACTGTCGACACAATGGGACTTTAAAAAATACACTGATAACTATGAGGACACTTATATGTTTGAATATAAACAAGATGCGGATAACTTTTCCACACAATGGCCGGAGTTTACTAACCAATGAAAGTTAAAATTGGAAAATATCCTACTCATAGGTTCTATCACAACTGGTTATACAACTGGTTTGGTTATAGTCAACAGCAACGAACAAGTATAAAGATTCACAAGTATGATACCTGGAGCATGGATAATACTCTTGCTCCTATTATCCTACCTATGCTAGTACAACTAAACGCTACAAAAATTGGCGCTCCGATAGTAGATATGAAGGACGTTCCTAAAGAACTACGTGCTACTAAAAAAGAACTATCTGTATACAGTAAAGGCGGTGAGACTGATCCAAAACATTTCGAACGTTGGGATTGGATCTTAGATGAAATGATCTGGGCATTTGAACAAAAGTGTCGTGATGATTGGATGGAAAATTACGATTACAACAAGTGGGATAGCGAAGGAGTTAAGGCACATCAAGACCGTATGTCAAACGGATTTAAACTATTTGGAAAGTATTACGAAAATTTATGGACGTAACTTACAATGCTTGTTATGGTTTCTATAGAAGTTAGGTGATTGTTTAGTAGTATGTCCACATTTAGTACAAGTAACAAGTTTAGGATCTTTGTCAGTAAGGCGATTAGGATTATGCTTACAGCGATCCATATGCCAACGATTCATATTCTTATAGTCACCAGTTTTGTCGCAATGTGGGCAAGTAAGCGTAGTAGTATCCTGTAGACGATTACGCATATTGGCAATGTGTTCCTCAGATTTAGGAACACCTGCATGAGCAAGTCGTATTTTGTCTTTAGTTTCGCTACTATGTGTCTTTCCAGTCATTGTGCCTCTACCTTGCATAGTGCGTTTGAAACTTGCTACTCTGTTAACAATATGCTCTTCAGACATAGGACCAGTAGGAAGGAACATGCCGTTGATATTCTTGTTTAACCATTTATCGCTTTTAAGTACGTTCAACTTCTCAAGGGCTTTACGCTCATGAAGTTTACACTTATTATCATCATTGAACACTGTGCGAACTTGTATAATATCAGGTTCTCCGTGTTCTTTACGAAACGCTTTAACGTGTTTAGAGGAAGTGAAATATGTATTCCATAAATCGTCAGGTGAGCAATCTTTTGCCCAGCGAGCACCGTAGTAAAACTTATCGTGTTTGCTCCATCCTATTAGATATGTGTAAGCCATTGACAATCTCCTTTAACCGTGTTATAGTTATTTATCATTTGCGTAAGAAAATTTGTGGGACTAATAGTTCCAGCCAAAACTACACATATAATTTATGGGATTAAAGATATGAATGAACAACAAAAAACCGACATTCAACAACAACTTAAACAAGGAGAAGTTGTTATTGAGTTTACTAAGATAAACGGCGACTATCGCAAGATGACATGTACACTTAGTAAAGATATTATTCCAAAAGCAACTAAGAAAGATCCGCTTACTGAAGAAAAAGTACGTAAGATTAATCCAGAAGTATGTGTTGTATATGATACCAATGCCAATGGCTGGCGCAGTTTTCGATGGGATACTTTAATTGATGCGTTGCCGGCAGAAGAAGATAGTTTAGATTTTGATGTACAAGATTAAAATAGTGCTTGACAAACTACAAAATTTGTTTAATAATACACAAGAACAATAACAACAAGGACGATACCGATGCCGATGATGTATAAGCAGCCTGTTTGCAGCAGGCGGTATGACAGGTACAGTGCATATATGTTTCGTGACAAAAATGAAATGGATATGCGATTCAATCCAAGAAACTTGTTGTTAGAATTTTTACAGTATGATGCTGTAAACTGGTTTGTTGAAAACGGTATTCCCCTAAGTGTTGAAACACACGAAGTACCTAAAACTATGGAGATGCAAGCCGATTTATTTGCTTCGTTTACAGCAGAGCAGCATAACCAGTGGCGTGAGAAAAAAATCATTGACAAACTGCAAAATTCGTATAATAATAAACAAGACAAAACAGATTATCCATTTTAAGGACACAATATGACTTATATCCTAGTAGACTCGCTTAACATGTTTTATCGTGCACGTCACGTAGTACGTGGCGATGACATTGAAACTAAAATTGGCATGGCATATCACATTATGTTTAGTGCTATCAACAAAGCATGGCGTGACTTTGACGGTACACATGTTGTATTTTGTTTTGAAGGACGTAGCTGGCGTAAGGATCATTATATTCCATATAAAGATAATCGTAAAGTAGCTCGAGATGCTCTTACTCCACGTGAGCAAGAAGAGGACCAAAAGTTCTTTGCGGCATTTGATGAGCTTAAAGGCTTTATTGAAAAACGTTCTAATTGTACAGTATTACAACATAAGCAATGTGAAGCAGATGACTTCATTGCACGTTGGATACAGAATCATCCTGATGATAAGCATGTTATTATTAGTAGTGACAGTGACTTTTATCAGCTAATTAATGAGAATGTAACACAGTATAATGGTATTACTAATCAACATATTTGTTTAGACGGTGTTTATAATGACCGTGGTA